GAAGCTCTCTCCCTCCTACCTCTGGTGCATTTCCACCCGCTCAGCGTGATAGCTTCATCCTGTGCCCACCCTGTTTTTTTTCACACGTTATGCGCTTCATGTAAAAGCGCAAAACGTGGGAATATAAACAAATGTCCAAATAGTTCTTGATTTTGTTTTTGAGTCCATATACATAGCCCCAACACATCAAGTTCCAACTCCGAAGCACTACTTTCAACATGTCAACTCACTCAATAGCAAGTAAGTTCAATTTCCACCCCACTCCCCTTTGTCAGCACACAAAAGAGGCCGTTGTAATGCATGAACATTACGTCTCCACATCCGGTCTGTCTTTTTGCTTTCAAAACAACCTCTCCCCAGCCGTTGTCCCAAAATCAATAGGGCGATGGGGAACCAGTAGATACGTTTGGGATCACATGCTCAGGGCCGGGCTCTTAGATAGCGCGGAAAGCCTCACCCGGATATTCACCCTGCACTCGCTCCAGAAAAAAGCGAAGAAAAGGGAAAAGCCTTCAGAAAAGTCCCCTTTTGCCAAAATCGACACCGGGGCAATTATCCATGACAGGGCCGGGTTTACAGAGGAGGAGACCCGATCCCCTACTGCTCTTTTCAAGAAGATCAAGAAGGTAAGCAAGTCCTTGGACCCCACAAGGGCATCCGAGTTTCTTGCTAAAATCATGGTCATCAAGGCCTACGACGAGGCCTTGCTCGCCCACTCTCCTACTGGGAGGTCTGCGAATAAAAAATCTAGAGATAAGTCCCTGCCCACCATTCCCTCCTTGGAGGACCTAGATAGATGGGTGGAGGCGCACGGGATAGGATTTACCCGCTGGATGGGAGATGGCGACTTCTTTGGATGGGACGGTAGCCCAGACTCACTTGGCCTCATAACCCCCAAGAATACATCAGAGTTGGACGATGCCGGAACAGTCTACAGATGTCCCCTCCCTCCAGTGGGTCTTCATATCGTGGGATGGGAGGAGGAGGAGGAAAACGAGGACAGGAGCCACATAGTGTGCCTTTTGAGCGCCTTTGAGGATGAGATGCAAAGAAACTACAGGGAGATGAACTGGAGTGCATCAGAGGAACAATTCCAAAAGCTCCCCCACCGATCCGCAAAGACCCGACTGGAGGACAACCTTTGGTCAACTTCCCGCCACACATCTCAGGAGGTGAACGCCGGAAAGCAGTGGATAGGGTCTTCAGACAAGGTAAGATACCTTTTGCAAGAGGGCACACGACCCGATCTGCACCTTTTCGGAGGGATTGTTCTCGCTAACGACTTCCAAGACGCAGCAGACGCAATTGGGGCCCACACCAAAACATACAAGGCCGGGTTCCTCCACGCTGATCAATTTTGGATTAACTCGATTGCAAGTCTTGCCACCAGAATGATAGCTAGCTACGGGATAACCGGGGCCTCGATAGTTGAGGCGCTCATGCCCGGATACCTTTTGGTGCCCTCCGCTCTACAAATGGATATTACCACGGGTGAGGATGAGGTGGCAGCGATACAGAAGATGCGTAAAACGCCTTTCGTCCTTGAGCCCATTATCAGCAAAGAGTCGATAAGGAAGCTCAACGAGGACTCCGACTACACGGAAGCGTTTGTTAATATTATCCAGCACACTCACCTCCCTCACCTCAGCAAGGAAGAAGTTGAGGAGGAGGTTTACAGCGTAATCTTCAAGGTGGAGGCGGCTATGGCTAGAGGGGTCAACGACAACTTCATGGATCGTTGCTCTGAGATGATCTGGGATGACACTGAGGGCAAGTCTGCCCCACAGCAGAAGTTTAGTGATGGGCTTGACGAGTTTGTCCGCGAGTCCGCAGTTGACTGGATCTCGTCACACGACAGCATAGAAGAAGAGCAAACCAGACTAGAAGAATGGGAGGACTAATAAATGTATCCAGATGGCTTCCGGTCATGCGAAGAAAAGCAACAGATGTTGTTCTGTCTTCTGAGCTGAAAAAGCTCCGGCTTCAGCTAGAGGAGCGCAAAGATTGCAAAGACGAAGTTGCAACGGTCAAAAAGATAGAACTCATACTCATCAACTCATCAAAGATTTGGGATAGCAAACCGCTCTCCCACAACCACAAACCAGACAGAAAAAAATAGTATGTCCTTAAAAGCGAACATAAGAATAGGGGATAAGTGCAGCATCGTTGTCGAGGCCGCAGATCCAGTTGACCTGATCAAGAGAGCCAGTCAATTCACCCAGCTACCGCAGAAATGCGGCCACTGTGGAAGCGACAACCTCTCCTTCATGCACCGAACGGCAGGCGGGTCAGACGAGTTTGACTACTTGCATGTCAAGTGCAACGAATGCGGAGCCCAGTGTGACCTTGGGCAAAAGAAAAAGCCCCTTGGGGACATTTTCTTCCGACACCAACCAAAGGACAGGTCCGGGGTTAAGGACGGGTTCTACAAGTATTGGGAGCAGGACAAGCAGTCCTCCTCATCGCAGGTCCCCGGGGACGAGCATCCTGTCGAGGTTGACTCTGACCCCGATGACGAGATTCCGTTTTAATGAGCAAAAACCCTTTGCAAGATGAATACAGGCGATCCAAGCAAGAGGCCCACCCCGTTCAGTTATGCGCGGTGTGCAATGAGAGATCGCCAAAGGCAGAGATGGAGCCTCACCACCCGAGTGGTCGTCGGGGCTCTGATCTGCTTCATTATATATGGCTGCACCCGCTCTGCCACCGATGGGTCCACGACAACCCAAAAGAGGCAGAACAAAAACAACTCCTAATCAAAGGAAGGAACAGAACATGACACAGGCACAAAAAATCTTAAACCACCTGCAAAACGGTAACAGCATAACCGCAATTGACGCCCTGAACAATTTTGGGTGCTTTCGATTGGCGGCAAGGATTAGCGACCTAAAGAAAGACGGCTGGGATATCAAATCCGAGCCTTGGACTACGCCCGGAGGGGCCACCATCGCTAAATACACTCTTCCCCTATACGCTAAACACAAAGGGAAAGCGGAAGACTCCAAACTTGAACTTGCTGACTGCGATGACTTAACCGGAATTTGTTGGAACTGAGATGAACCCGCCAAGCCACTACGACATAGCGGACATCAAGGACCGCGTTAAAATCTGGAACGTCTTGCACCACTTTGGGCACGACTGCCCGGAAACTTGCAAAGCAATCAAATCCCCCCTTAGGGACGAGCGCCACCCCAGCTTCTCCATCTTTGCCGATGGGGCCATGGCCAAGGATCACAGCACGGATGATAGCTTTGATGTGATTGGTCTTTACCAGACGCTTGCTGGTTGCAACACGCATGAGGCCATAGTCGGATGCGGGAAACTGGCGGGACTCGCACCATCAGACCTCCCCCCGCATTTGTCCGTCCCCCCAGCCCCACGATCCCGCATACCCTCCCGGGAGGAAGCTCCCTCAAGGATGAAGGAGTCTCTGGGGGAATACACGGATGATCGAGCAGAGGAGATGAGAGAGGAGGCCAAGCTCTCCCTCCGGAGAGAGGGGGGAATCCTGAGGGATTTTCTAAGGCGAAAAAGCCTGAGCGAGTCATTTGCGGCCTCTATGATTGAGGCGGGAGTGATTGGAGTCTTAAAGGACAAGGCCCTAAGGGAGCCAGCAATCGCGTGGATGTTTGAAAACAGTCACTTCGGAAAGGGTTGCAAGCTGCGGCTGGCGGCAGACTCATCCAGAAAAACAGTCTGGTGGCACGGGAAAGCCCAAGAGCATTTATTCGGAGAGCAACTAATAATGCACGGCTCACATTGCGCCGCAATTATTACAGAGGGAGAGTCGGACACCCTCGCCCTGTTGCAGCTCGGCATACCTGCCTTGGGTGTGACGGGGGCCGGGATTCTTCCCAACCCCAAAATAGTTCACTTCTGCTGTAGCTACAAAGACCTTGGGGTCTGGATGGATAACGACGAAGCCGGGCGGAAGGCCACGGTCAAATTGCAAGAGCATGTTGCAACACACGCATCTGGCTCCACCGTTCACGAAGGCGTAGGGTCCCGCGTTCCGGAAGGGATGGACATAGGGGACTGCCTATGCAAGTGGGGGGATAAATTTTCACGATACGCTTTGCGGGAACTTGACTCCCTCAAGGTAAAACATAAACCAAGCAAACCACACACAACATGAGTTCAACAGCAAATATAGTAAGGCCCAACAGTGCTAGCCACTGGTATAAGGTGGGCGAAAAAAAGGTAACGTCCTTCCACACCGTGCCATATGCCGGGAAGAGAGGGGCAAACGGAGAGACGAGAAAAACCACCCTCAGGGATGCCAGAAAGGTCGGAGCCTTCCCTTCCGTCACTAACGTCCTGTCCATACTGCACAAGGAGTTCCTTGAGGCCTACAAGATCAATCAGGCCATTCTCGCATCTTTGACCTTGCCCCGCATTGATGGGGAAAGCGAAGACGAGTTTGCTCGCAGGATCGTGGGCGACTCAAAGGAACACGCAAGTTCTGCTGCTCGCCTTGGTTCCAGTATTCACGAATACGCCGCCAAGATACTGACGGGGGAAGACCCCGGGTCTTTAGCCTTTGAGGTTGTTGAGGGCAGGAACCTTCTCTCCATCTGTGAGCCCATGGTCAACGTGATCAACGGCCTCACCCCGGCAAAAAGGAAGACAGATAAGGAGTTTTCGGAGTTTTATGTCGCTCACAACATGGGCTTCGCAGGGACTTGTGATGCCTTGGTGTGGCTGGACACCGGAGTTGAGAGAGTGCAAGAGATGCTCAACGCAGCCGGATATGGATACACTGAAGGCAAGCACCAGCTCGCCGTGGTTGATATTAAGTCCCGTGGGTCCGAGGCGAAAAAGGCCCCGATCTACGAAACGGACCTGTTGCAACTCGCCGCATACCTTAACGCGATTCCCCAGACAGTTGGTTTGGATATGGACAACTGGAACACCTCCAAGGTCCCCGTTGCAAACCTGTTACTCAACACCTCTCCCAACGCGGGGGAAGGCGGGGTGTGGTCCTCCGAGCTTGTTATCCATCACAAGGATGATGTGGACAAGGCGTGGGAAGCGTTTACCTGCCTCCACAAGGTTTGGACTTGGATGAAAAACTACGACCCACTCACAGAAACCACCAACAAGCCAGAAGCATGAACCTAGCAGACATCAAAGAAAGCACAGACAAGACTGCCATTGACTCCCTTAGGGGGACCGTCGAAAAGCAGTATCCACCCGTCGATCAAACCGACAACGACCTCAAGTGGCAGCAGCACAGGCAGTCCATTTTGCTGAGTGACGGAGACGGCACCAAGCTGATGGTGACCCTGATGAAGGCCCCCATGCACATTCTGGACTCAATCGAGGGTCAGGATCTTGTGCTTACCGCAGGGACAAACGACAAGGGAGAGAAGCGCGGCCTTGTGGTGAACAGGTGGCAGAAAGAGGGGAGCCAATACCCCACTATAGTGGTAAAGGTCTATCCTGAAGCGACCATGCGCGTCCTCCCTCCGGGGGGAGATCCCGGGGTGAGGGCGACGAACAGCGAGGAGGATAAGCCTGTTGCAATTAAGGCAGCCAGCCATCCCCCGGCCAACCCCGGGCGCACCCGCACCTCGTTTGATGACAGCATTGATCTTGCGGCCAGAGGGTTTGCTATCTGCTTAGACAGGGCAGATGAGTTGCTGAAAGAAAGACCCGAGCTACGGACCCCGGAAAACCACAGGGTTATTGCAACAAATCTGTTTCTGCATGCAAAACTGGAACTTTACACCATAAGGGAGGCCGAGAAGCCAAAGGCCCCTCCTGAGGAGAAAAAGGAGTCTCCAGAAATGGATGACGCAACCCTTATCCAGCGTTGCATGAAAGGTCACGCCAAGCTGGAAGAGGATGAAAGCCTGAGCCCCAAAGCCCAAGAGGTTCTTGCGGACCTTGATCGCCTTATGGACGAAAGAGGCCTATGGGACACGGCTTACGATGAGCTGAGGTCTAGCGCCAACGCAGACGATGATGCTGTGAATGCGGTGTATGATGACCACAAGGAGAAGATGGGAGCCTGTGTGGAGAAATTCTTCGTTGGGGCCCCCCTGTATTGGAGGGAGCAAGTAAACGAGCAGGTGGGACGCAACGGATAAATAGCAACAGACAATGGTAACCCCGGTGGCGGCAATCCCTCTGCTGCCACCGGGGAGCCCGAAGAAAACAATGGACACATATTTCAAACTCTCTAACGCGCCAGACGACCAACCTCTGGCCCTCGACCTTGAGAAGGGGAAGTTTTACATGAACCGGGATGCCGATTCGGATGATAGCGTTATAGACCTCCGCTCAACGCACTCTGTTGCCCGGCTGAAATCCACCCTGTCAAGTAATCGACCCGAGTGGTTGCAACAGTTCTTTTGCCAAATGAACGACTACGTTTCTAAGGCATCAACGAAAGCTGCTGTAGACGAAAGCACTGGTCAGCTAGAGCTTGGGGCCAACATTGCAAAATCGGATCTCAAAAATGTTTGCGACAACCTAGCTTGGCTTTATGAGGCCCAGCACAGGCAGAACAAGGAAATCCTTTTGTGGATAGGGGAGATCATCTTGGACTACATGGCCCGGGACACAAGGGACCTGTCCATTGAGGAGGCGATTGAGGAGCTTGGGCTTCTCAAAAGAGAGAACGGGGTCAAGTGGAGCATGAAGACATTGGCCAAGTGGCCCATAGTTGTTCAAAAGATTCCCGCCCCCATCAGGCAGTTGCCCATACCTCCCACATATTTGTCTGAGGCCGCTCTTTTCGCCCAGCCCGAAGACGCGGGTAAGAAGTTGCAATTCAACAACGCCCGGGACGCAATGCTTGTTGCGGTTTCGGAAAGTCCAGATTCTTGGACTAGGGAGAAGTTTGTCTCCTGTATGAAAGAGCTACAGGAGCATTTCGGCGTAGAGAGAATAAGAAACGAAGGCGTTGCCGCCCTGCAAGAGCGCCTGATTGCTTATTACAGAATACGACATGCGGCATATACGTCAGGGATGGTTCAGAGCTTCTACAAAGAGAACAACATCCCAGCCAAAGATGTTGCAACGTGGATTTACAACATCGAGTCGGAGCTGGTTAGGAGGGAGAAGCTGCCCCCGGACCCACTGGGCAAGGTTCCGACAGGAGACGGGCTCACCCAGTCGGCCCGGGATAGAATCAGCAAGCAACAAAAAGAAGCACCATGAGCAAAGCGCAAAAAACCAGAGAAACTCTTTATGACCTGCAAAGCGAGGAGGGGTTTATTAGCCACGTTTGCAACAACCCCAAAATACTTGCTGAAGATCACGATGTCATAGACTCCTTAACGGCTGAAAGAAAAGGCCTTGCTGAGGCCCTGTATGATCTAGCGTCTCAAGGGGAGCCTTTGACGGACGAGGCCCTGCGGGTCCACGGCTGTTCGGATCGAGAAAGGGACCTGTTTGGCAAGCTGGCCCCAATAACCCCGCCAGTAAGCTCTCGAAAGTTAGTCGTGGCTCTAAGGGAGGTCGCCGCCAGAAGGGAGGTGGCCACAGCGGCCTCACAGGCCTTCTCAGATGCCACGGAGGGGGGCTCACCCGCCCTTGAACCTATAGAGGCCCTAGAGGCCGCTACAAGCCGATCTCGGGCCATTCTCCAAGGAAGGTCGCTTTCCGGAGGAGTTAGCCACATCGGTGAGCTAAGCGAGCTGGTTGAGGATATCGCGTGGAGGGCTCAAAACCCCAACCAAATCAAAGGCGTTCCATTTGGCTTCCACAAGCTGGAGGGCCTTATAGACGGGCTTCAGGCGTCCAAGCTATACCTGCTGGGGGCCCGGCCAAGCGTTGGCAAAACCGCCCTAGCCGGGGACATGGTGGTCAACTTGGCGAGACAAGGAGTCGGGTCCATTTTCTTTTCCTGTGAGATGTCAGACTTGCAGCTTAAACAACGTCTTCTTGCAACTTTGTCAGGCGTAAACCCCACCAAATCCCTAAGCGGTGCCCTTTTGAAGTCTGAGCTAAATGACCTGAGACAAGGGATTGCCACAATGAAGGATTGGCCTGTATGGATTGACGACACAGACAGGATAAATATTGATCTATTAAGGTCCCGAGCCCGAAAAGCGGTGTCAAAAGACGGGGTTGGCTGCATCATTGTTGACTACATCCAACTAATCAAAGGGGTAGAGCCTAAGAGCAAAATGTCTAAACGCGAAGAGGTTGGGGAGGTTAGCGGAGCCCTTAAAGCCCTTTCCAAGGAGCTAGGCGTCCCGGTAGTTGCTCTTGCCCAGCTCCGAAGAACCGGGAACGCATACAATAGCTCCAGCGGAGCAACGGAAATACCCAAACCAAATCTTGAGAGCCTAAAGGAATCTGGAGACTTGGAGCAGGATGCTGATTGCGTAATACTGCTTCATAGGGATATGAGCAAAAACGCAAGCGAGGCCTGTGCTATTGTTGCCAAGAACCGAAGCGGGGCTTGCGGAGAAGTGAGCCTTTCGTTTGCAAACGACACTACGTCTTTCTCAGAGTCCCCACTTGTAACAACATGAAGACTTGCCCGAATATACCAGATTCATACATGAACAACCCGGCAGTTCGTTTTGTGTTGGAGCAAAGGTCATCGGCGGAAAAAACGATTGCAAGTTGTGACAAGCTGCTTGCCCAATATGTGGTGGAGAACCTTCCAGACAACGAGGTTAATATTACACTTCCGGATTTGACCCCAACACAAGACGAGGCGCTGTGCTTTATTGTTCACAACTACATAAGCAAAGGAGAATCCCCCACCCTCAGGGAGATTATGAACCACATGGGGTGGCACTGGACAAACTCTGCCAGCAATGTTGTGGCCGCCCTTGAGAAAAAGGGATATTTGCAAAAAACAAAGCACGGGCACAGGTCCATTGTGCCTCTTTACAACAGGGAAAGAAGAAGGGTCCCCCAAAATGAAAGGAAGCAAGGAGGAGGCGTATGACCTCTTACACAGCAAAGGTTTTGAGAAAGGCCCTGATGGAGTCTGGCGCAAAAAAGGTAGCGCATGTGGTGATACCGCAGGTGGGGCCGACCCTAAACCTGCTAAAGACAAACCGAAGCGTAGGGAAAGAGTTCAAAGCAAGGCAAAGCCAGTATGCCGCACTGTTGCAATCGTTACCGTCAGAACCGTCCGATCCCGCGACTACGATGGATTGGGAGCCGCCTCAAAGCACTATCTGGACGGACTTCGACAAATCGGAATGTTTGAAGACGATTCCCCCGAACATCTTGAAGTCCTCGCAGTTGCAGAACGTGTCAGGCATTTTCGGGAAGAAGAAACGATCATCGAACTCTTCCAAGTAGAGCTTGCAGAATTGCAACATTCTAAATAGCTTCAACTTGGACAGCAGGGGGTCGATTGCGTGTTTCGGCAAGAGTCAAGCCTCCCCCGACCCCGTCTCCGTAAAACTAATCAGCGCAATTCTGGGCGTGTACAGACGGAGGCGGGGTCACTTTTGCAAAGAAACCCCGACTCCCACGAATGGGGGCCGGGGCTTCTCAATGCCAGTCCTGCTAAAAACTACTTAGATTTTTTCCCTCCCAGAGACCTATTGAGCTTTCTAGAAATGATCCGCGTTTTCGCGTTGTTAAGGCCCCCCTTCGTGCTGGCCCCAACATGATCAACCTCTTTCCCCCGGAGGGAAGCCTTGCCATGTATTCTTTCTGCTGCCCTTCTGGCTCCATTCCTCTGGGCCCTGCGCTTTTTTTGCTCAGGCCTAGAGTTGTATGCCCTCTGCCTGATCGAGTCAGCAGTTGCTCCCGGCTTAAACTGTCCTAGCTTTGCCACTACTTTTTCCTTGGCCTTATCGGCTTAGTCTTTGGGGTTTTTGCAACAGGCCCCGTGTTTACCACCGGAGGAGGAATTGGAGGGGTTTCCCTTTTAGGGAGGGTCCTGTATTTGATTGGCCTTGTGCGATATCTCCCATCCTCGCTTTTATAGGTTTCATTCCCCGCTCCAAGCTCTCCCGCTTGGGTTTTGTGGAACGTCCTGTGACCCGCACCCTTAAAGATTACCCCGGACTTGGGGTCCCGACTTGGCCAGTGACCAGCCTTGTTGGGTTTTAGACCAGCCTTGCGAGCGCCCTCGTAATCGTATCGAGGGCCCTCCGGGTCAAACTTTTTGGCCTTATTGGGCATCCTAGTATCCGGCTCCCATCTTGCGCTTCATTCGCTCCCTGATCTCCTTCGGAACCTTTGTTTGCTTTTTAGGCTTAGTCTGAGACCTCGGCTGGGGCTTCAAAGGCTTGGTAGTGGGAGTCTTGGCTCTGGGCCCCGTGTTCACTACTGGAAAGGGTGCAGGGCCAAGAGGAGCGGGCTTCTCTGCGGCATCGGCCTTGGCCTTTTTAGCCGCTTTGTGTTTTGCGTATCTCTCCTTCGCCTTCCTGTTCAGCTCAGGATTAGCTCTTTCACCTTTTCCGGCACTCTCCTGAGCCTTTTTAAGGTCCCGCTTGCTCTTGATTCTGCTGGCAACGGCCCTTCCAGCCTCAACTCCGAGGCGTGGGTCAAGGCCGCGTTTCATGTCGCCTACGAATCTTTTCAATTTGTCAGCCATAATGGGGATTTTAACTAATTATTTTGCAAGTTGCAATATTAAGTCTTTTTCCTGTTTAGGTTCCGCAAGAACCTTTCGTAGGCCGGGAAAAAGATTTCCTCCATGCACCGCACGACTGCCTCCTCCTCAAAATGCTCAAGATGATCCAGACCAGACATGGCCAAAGCGGCGTGGATCATTTCGTGCCGAATTGTATCCCGGGCCGCAGCAGGGGTTAGCCCCTTGTCAATCGCTATGACCCTGCGCTCATGGGAGTAATAGCCAAAATACCCCTTAGGGTGGTGGTCCTCATCTCTAAGGTCCTCCCTAATGATTTTAACGAAAACGCCTGCAATTGTTACGCCTTTGGGGATTTTCACGGCACGTTCCTAATCATAGCAAAACCCCCCGGAGTTGCAACTCTCCGAGGGGTTGGCTGTGGACAGCAAGTCGATTTCCTATGAAGATATCGACACGTTTCTGAGGTGTGTCGATCAAATCGACGTATTCAGTAGAATCCCCTTCTTCCAAGGTGTCCAGTGGCAATGCCTCTTTTTCGCCTATTTTCTATTTTTTTCAGGTCACGCGGCAGGGGGATGTCGTCATACCTGTTTCTGTATCTGGTAGCCTGTTCGATAACGCATAGCCCAATTCCCGCAGACATTACGTCATCATCGTGGGCCCCCCTCAAGGCCTCAGCCTTCCCCTTGTCATTCACACAAAACGTCTCGCATTCTGAGACGAGGTGTAAGCAGTTGAGGTGAACACCCCCTCCGTCTTCCCCGTATCCCCTGATGCTTCGGGCCATTGTTTCCTCAATTTGCAATCTTGTGGAACTGGAGGTGTGCCACCCAAAGGCCTTGGACCTCTTTTGGTTCACATGGTTAAATATCTCCCTTTGGTAAATGGGGATGTCTCCTTTGGCCCTGATAAGCTCCACAAACCCCCGGTCGCAGTTTATCTCAGACACTAGAAGGCACTTCCCATACCAGTGGGCCAGCCTGTATGTCCACTCTGCCAAAACATCTATATCCCACCTGCACTCAGGCTTTAATCTTGCAACCATAGACGGCGGAATCCACCCGCGATCACGATCAAAAAAACCTTTTCTCCAAACCAAAACCGAATGGCAATCGGGATCTTTGCCTCCAACTTGTGACTGCCCGGTCATCAAATCTGCGCTTATTAGGTAATGGTATCCTTCTCGGGGCCTCTCAAAACAGTGGACAATAGCCTCCTCCAAAGAAGATTGCCTAAAGTTTACCAGCTTGCCGCTCTCGGATAGCTCAGGAATGCCGTAGATTGGCTTCTGAGCGGTCGCATGGGTTCTTTGCCAGTCGAGGCCATCACGGGAGAACCTCGTCCTAGCAGACGCCCTGAAGGCGTGCTGCGAGGTGGTGGGGAACTCCCTGTCGAACTTGGTCTCATCTCCATCGCACTCGCTTTCCAGAATCTTTCTCCTCCAGCTAATATGGCTAATCGTGATAGTGTGTTCGTTACCCGATTTGTCCACGCACTTGTAATCCGCCAAAAGCTCCCTTTCCGTGGGAGTTAAAGATCGCCTGAGGTCCTCAACCTCTACAGCAGTAAGGTTGTCTCTGGCATCCTCGAAAGCATACCAAGGAGCAAATATCCTTATCCACCGCCCCTTCCACTCGCCTTTTGCAAGGGTCTGGACATGCTCCCAGTCGTCAGCGTCATTCCAGCGGTCATAGAAAACCCCTGCCGGGCCTTGCGCGGTTGACTCAAGAACCACCGCTGTGTCTGGAAGGTCGGGAACACAGGCCATCACCCCGGTCAGGATTTCAGCGGAGTTTCTGGCCGGGGTGTCTCTCCAACGTCCAATTTCAGTTGCAAGGACGAAGTGAAAGGTTCCTGATCTTCCGGCCTCTGAGTCCTGCGCCGTCTCCTTTTCAAGAATGGAGCCGTTACCAAAGGCCCCTCTTTCGTTTGTGATCCTTGGTCTTTCGTGAGGCCACTTCATCTTGTCGTAATCCGAATACCTTCTGGTAATTTTCCATAAGTTATCCGTTTGACTAAATTCGCCACCAATAATTAGTCCGTTGGACTGCCTCCTCTGCAACATGTGGTATAGACAGGCCGTGGTAACGGTAGAGGACCCTTTCTGGCGTGGCTTGAGGATAATTATCCTACATGGATATTCATTCTCTCTGCACCATCTTATTGCGTCACAGACCTGCTCTTGCAAATAGTTAAGGACGGGAGTCTCCACAGCCCCGTCCTTTTTAAGGATCTTGCCAAACTGCTCGACCCAAGCGTCTTCATTTTCCATGCAAGCAGCACGAAGAAGCTCGTCCGCTTGATCGTCGGTAAGTTGCACCTCTATCTCGCCCATCCGTATTCCTTTGCTATTTCTTCTGCTACTTCGTCCTCAGGAAACACTCTTCCTCCCCATATCTGATTGTGTGCTTTATATGGGCCAAGGGGCACAATGCGGACAAACCATTCTCCCCGGTAATTTCCATGAGAGTCTTTGTATTTCAGGTTTCCGGCAAAGTGCGAGCCCGTTTTCGCAACTTGCAACCACCTTTGATAATAAGTGTCCCCCTCTTCGCTGTCGTAAATGAATGACTGCCAGCCAAGCCCAACCAACTTGGAGTCGTCGTCATCAACCAAGGTCTCATAGGCCCTGTTGACGAAGATGGCCTCCCCGTTTGATGTGCATCTAAAGGCCGGGTATGGAGCCTCTTGCAACTCCATCAGCCTCTCGCTAACCAACAGCCTTACCTCATCTTTTAGCGAGGTTCCCCCATTTGTCTTCAGCTCAGCAGTGAAAAACTCCTGCCTATCCGCGACTTTCTGAAGCTCTTCTTTTATAGACAGAAGCAACTGCGGCATTTGCCTCCTCTGCCTTCTTCTTATCCACCATTCTTTCCACGCGGACCTCCCCCTTGTTGTTAGCGACCAAATCGCCAGCACAGCGGAGGCTGCTGCCCCTAAAGCGGTCAGTGTTGTGTAAAGGTCTATATGCACAGCGGTCATTCATCGTTAATAACGGGAATATCTGCCTTGGGGGGCTTGAATCCCCTCCAGCAAGACGAGAACATTACTTGGTCTTCAAAGGCCCTACACTCGATTATGTGGGCCCCTGTATGTGCGGCTAAGCCATTTCGCATCATAAATTGCGACTGCCTCTGAGTGCATCCCGCAAGCACCGCAGCAACGCCTCTATAGGCTGGCAACGTAAACGCTTTGTGGAAGTGCCCGATAAGCAGGATGTCTGGCTTTTGGCCTGACTCAATCTGCTCGATTATCTTTTGAGGCTTGTAGCTTAGAGCGTAGCTACTCCCCCCTCCGGGGTGTAGCATGTCTATCCTGATGTCCTTTTCACCCTTTCTCTCCACAACCCACCGGGCCGCATCTGACCCTAGATAATTGATGTCCTCTCTCTTTTCCGCGATTCTCGCGCAGACATCTGTGCCGCCATTCTTCATGTGGGCCTCGTCATGGTTTCCAGAGATCAAGTGAGTCTTAATCCCTTTGATGTATGGGTAATGCTCAACCGTCCAATCTATCTGGGCGTCAGCCCCGTGCTTATGGACTTCATGCTCATGCCCTTTCCTCATCTGGACGCCCTCGGTCATGTCCCCGCAATGGTAGACGGTTTTAATACCCTCCTGCTCAAACCACTCGTAAATGGCCCGAGTCATTGCAACTTCCTCGTAGATTGACCCAAAGTGGGTGCAGCTCAAAACCCCGAACTTAAACGCGGGGGCCTTTTTGGGAAGGGAGATCCTTTGCAGGGCCCGTTCATTTGCAAGCGTCTCCAACTGATCCCGAAGAGACAGGATCTTGCTGGCGTGACCCTTGGCAAACTCGTCAATAGATTTTCCTTTTTTTCTAGGCATCTTCACATGATCCCGAGGATCTTTTTCATTTGCAGGATTATGTGCTTAGGCCCCCACACATTAAGGCTTCCCTTCCTCAACCTGTATTCATCAAAGTCTGGCGAGTCGGAGTGCCTTCTCCAGCCTGTAACAGGAACCTCGCATATCTCTCGGAAGTCATGGTCATCAAAATACTCCTCATGGTCTTCAGATAGATACTCAATCACCTTGGTCCTGATGATAAGATCCACATCGTGCTTGGCACGAAA